AGCAAAAACAGGCAGATATTCCAACAGAATGGACAAATTTAGACCCAAGTCAATCGATCTCAATGTCTGGACTCAGTCTACAATGAGCCAAAATTGGCAACAGAGTCAGTGGCCACTAGAGATGCGCATTCTAGAGTGCGTCAAGTATATTGTCTGCTGTCACATCAGCGACATGCACACACACCAAGGGAGGCCACGGTATACGGTACTCCTGTGGATGCCACCCGAGATACGAGACAACACAATGAAGGAACTAGGGATTGTGTTCGCGGAACCGAACATTCCTGACCTACTTGATATAAAGGAGAAGAAGGGGCTCTTTGTCAAAATATATAAGCCTGAAGAAGAGCTTATAGACAACTATTCAAGCAACAACGACATCTTACTGAAGTTCACCATCGATGGAAAATCCAGTCCAGAAACCAAAGCTAACCTGGACCAAGTACAAATTTCCGACATAGTGAACTTCCTAATCCAGTTCCACAACGAGAGTTTGGACAGCAATCTACATGTCAGACTTTCCGAACTGTTCTCTACTGAACCCATCCCTTTTCGAGTCCCTGCCATTGTAAAGGAAATGCTCTGCCAGTCCAGTGATTATGGACTAGTACCAGACACCACTCCAGACGGTGAAGTACCACCATTGCATGGAGAAAGGTGGTCACAAATGAAAACATTGCCAAAATTGAAAACTAGTAAAGGACCTCCCTCCAAATGGGGTGGGTGGTTACTGGGCCATGAGTCTAGGTTCAAAGTGTTTGAAAATAATACTGACCAGAATATCACCCTAAACTTTCTGGCTGACTTCCATACTTCCATATGTGTCAGAGAGTCAAAAGTTACACCTAAAGAGGTTGTGAAATGTGTTATAAGGTCGTTGGAAGATTTCTCTGAAGGCAGGAAAAAGAGGCCCAAAATAAAAGAAGACGAGACTGCTTTTGGGATAGGACTAAAACGAAGAAAAAAACAAGACCAAGAGCTAAAGATTAGCTCAAGTGACGCCCCATGGGAAAGATCCACTTTTCCGTTAGAAGAAGAGTCTGAACCACAATGGGTAGAAGAAGAACTTGCTGAAATGGAAAGACCAACTGACATCAAATGGCTAACACTTGAACCCAACTCCACTTACACTATAGTGGACGACCATGCTAAGGAAGCAGTTGACCAATATCAGGAAATCCTATCCCCCTATTGGGTCAGTGCACTAATAGAAAAAATGCAAATTGCTGCAACCCGTGCATACAATGAACTTCATACAGACAGGGCCCAAATCACTATTATACCCATTATAACGAGGAAAGAATGGAAATCACTACAACTGTCGCAGCTGTGGGGTTACATTATAATTGGACCTCACCATATAAAACAAGAGACTGACCGTATACCTATTGTAACCTTTGAGCTCACCACTGAAGATAACCCTTCTAAGTACCCCAATCATAGCTATTTCCAGCTAACTTACACACAGGGCACAGACTCAGTTGGGCAAGAAGACGTGCTAGTGAGAGTAACCTCCATCTCTAAACACAAGCTGTTCACTTTCTCTACCATTCGACGAGTGTATATACAGCCCTGCAGTGTATACAGCAAGTTGATCTTGAAGAAAAGTGCAGACAAGCAGGAAAAGGATTTTGACATCAGTGGGACTGTTGAAATCTATTTCAACGGGAGGCCAGTGGCAGTATCTTGGAAAACCTGGCTAATCAAACTTCTATGTATAGAATATTTGATGGCTGTGCATAACAACTCTCAGATGGAGGGGTTCCTAGCCAATGTAAGGCGGCTACACATGTCCAGACATGCAATGATTGAGAAGTGCTCTGTATTTCTACCTTTTGGTTCTGCCCCTGAAGAGAAATGCAACGAATGCGTTATCAATAACCCAATTGTTAATTACTTGGCCCGCACTTGGAATGAGATGCCAAATGTATACAGTGGGTGATCTGAAATTTGGAAAAACTGCCTTGATTTCTCT